GATGGATCAATAGATGAAAAAGATTTATTGCCTTCAATAATTCAAGCACAAGACAGTCAGATTCAACCAATTCTTGGAACTGATTTATTCAATGCTTTGAAAACAAAGATAAGTGCTGGAACAATTGCTGGAGATTATGAAACACTTCTTCAAGACTATGTTCAGATGGCAACATTGAAATGGACATTAGTGAACTTTTATCCTTACTTACAAGGAAAGATTCTGAATGGAACAATTGGTTCAAGGAATGTGGACAATATTACTGCACTTTCACAATCTGAAGTTTTAAGATTGGTTGACATTGAAAGAAGCAATGCACAATTCTACACAGAAAGACTGATTGAATACTTGACAAACAATTCAACTTTGTTTCCAGAATACAATTCAAATAGTGGTGCAGATATGTATCCAGATTCACAGACTTATGCTGAAGCTGGTTTGACAATATCTGGTTCACAAAGGGGAAACAATAAACTTGCAAACTGGAATTGTTGTGGCAGGTAGACTAAAGGGTTGCAAAAGCAATCAAGAAAAAAAGAAAATTAACAAGAAATTGTTGGACTTATACTTGAAGAAAATAAATGAAAAGCACAATAAATGAATTAGCAAGTTTTAACACAGTCAATGTTTGTGCAATTTCAGTTCCTTTGATGGATGTTGAAAGCGTTCTGACAATACTTGTCTTGTGTTCTGTCTTAATATATAACATCAAAAAGATAATGTCTAAGAATGACTGATTTGAAACATTTCATAAAAGAAGAATTCACTTGTGATGGTGTCAATTGTTTTGATAAAATGAATCCAAAGCTATTGAAGATGTTAGATGATGCCAGAAGTATTGCTGACACACCATTCACAATCACATCTTCCTGGAGAAGTGAAGAACAAAATTTAAAAGCAAATGGAAAATCTAATTCAAGCCATTTGCGTGGATTAGCAGTTGACATTGCTTGTGATTCTTCTTCAAAAAGAATGTTCATATTGGATGCATTGATTGTTGCTGGATTCAATAGAATAGGAATAGCAAAAACATTCATTCATGCAGATTGTGACAAGGAATTGCCACAAGATGTGATGTGGTTATACTAAAAAAAAAGAAATGGAAACAAACATGATACTTGAATTGGTAGTTGGATTGATGGCTTTTTTGAAAGTTGTATTCAATTATGTGGAATCTGACAAAGCAGTCAGAATCTTTGGAAGGATTGATGACATCATTAACTTCTTTGTAACTGATAAATTGAAAGATGAAGAACTATAAAATCATAAAAGATGCACTTGGTATTCTTCCTGAATTACTGAAAGACAAGAACAAAAAATGGTCTGCAAAAAGAACAATCAGTGGTGTCTTGGTTTATGTGGTTTCTAATTATCTGCAATCACATGACTTGTCATGGATGGTTGTTGTATTCACATTGGTTGCAGTTCTTCCATTGTGTCTTTCATTCTTTGAAAATAAAACTAATTGCTGTAAAAAATAAAATAAAATGACTGAATCAGAAAAAAAGAAAGCACACAGAAACAAATCTGGAAGTATTGCATCAGTAGTATCAAAAAGTGATTCACAAGATTTGGATGTGAAAGATGCTAAATTGTTTGTTGGATCGGGTGGTGACTTAAAGATTGACACAATGGATGGTCAAACTGTGACTTTGAAAAACATTCCATCTGGAACTTTCCTTGATTGGATAAGAGTGAAAAGAGTTCATTCAAGAGGAACAACTGCTGGTGACATTGTAGCGTTCTATTAATGACTTACAGACCAAGATGGTCTGAAAGCATCAGACCATACATTGAACAATTCAGAAGACTATCACAAGACCAGCAATTGCAATTGTTGAAAGTGATGATGTCAACAGACAAGATTGAAACTTCTGAAAACAAGAAACACTTGAATGTGGTTTCCAATAGTAGTTCCAGGATTAAAACACTTGAACAACTTCTGGATGTTGCAAAGGTAGACTTGGAACAATTCTTTGTTGATAAATACAATATCAACAAATGGGAAGTTTCAGCACAGATTGATGGTCAGATGGTGACTGAAGAACTGTTTCAAGTGAAAGCATCACTTGTAAGAAACAAAGCCATACAGACACGAAAACGAATTCTTGATGAACTACATCATGACTTCATAAATCATTCACCAAAGCAAGTAAAACACAAGCCAATTGAAGGTGTTGGTCACATGCTTGAAGTGAACATCTTTGATTTGCACTTTGGAAAACTTTGTTGGAATGGTGAAACTGGTGAAGACTATGATACAAAGATAGCATCAACAAGATTTCATTCAGCTATTGATGATATAATTCAGAAAGCATCTGTACACAATATTGAAAAGATTGTCTTTCCAGTTGGAAATGATTTCTTCAATTCTGATGGAAAAGAAAATCAAACTTCAAATCATACACCACAAGATGAAGATTTGCGATGGATGAAGACTTTCAGAAATGGAAGAAGATTGATTGTTGAAGGTATTGAAAAACTCAAACAATTGGCAAATGTTGAAGTGATTATCATTCAAGGGAATCATGACTTTGAAAGGTCTTATTATTTAGGTGATTCTCTTATTGGATGGTTCAGAAATGACCATAATGTTTCAATCAATAATGAAGCAACACCAAGAAAGTATTTGAAGTATGGTCAGAACTTGATTGGATTGACACATGGAAACAATGAAAAGATTGCTGACTTGCCTTTGCTGATGGCATCAGAAAAGAAAGAATTGTGGTCAGATACAAAATTCCATGAATGGCACATTGGTCATTTTCACCATAAGAAACAAATCAAGTTTCAGACAATAGATGAACAGAAAGGTTGTGTGATTCGTTTCATGCGTTCACTATCTGGAACTGATGCTTGGCATAATTTGAAAGGATATGTTCAGAATGTACAATCAGCTGAAGCATTTATCTGGCATCCACAAGAAGGAATGATTGCTCACCTATTCTTTAACTTATGAATATAGCAGTAAACATGAATCTGTTAAAAGGTCTTATGATAGGGATCAGACACTTTGATCCAGATGAATATCATCCCTATTTTGAGGTTCAAATATATATTCTTTTATTTTCAATCAACATTTTTTTCATTCCAGAATCTGAGGAATAGCAAGTGATTCAAAGCAATTCAATAAAATACTTGTGAATTATATGGTAAAATGTAGTTTACTATTCAATAAGTTTTCTATCTTTGAATATCGAAAGCAATAAAGCTAAGATGAAAAACAAGATTATGAAAACTTACTCAACAAAATCAGAAATTAACAAATTAACAAAAGAAGAATTAATTGATTTATCTTTAAAGTTAGATTCAGATATGTCAAGAAAAGGAATAGATACTTATTTCATTGTATTGGATAAGTTAGAACTTATTATGGGAGTAGATAAATTTGAGGATTTTCAAGATAAATACCTTTCTTAATAAACTAATAAAATAGGGGGCTTAATGCCCCTTTAACCTTAAAGACAAAACAGATGTACAATTTAGACCACATTTTCGGTGACATTACTGAACAATTAAAATCACTTAAAGCAGACAAGATTTACAAGTATAAGATTGTAGCAAGTTTCAAAGGTGGCAAGTTCAAACAAATTGAACTTTGCAAAACTGAAGAAGAAGCAATCATGACAATTGAAAAGAATAGAAAAAAATATGGTCAAGACTGGGTTGTTACTTACTATAATATTGAAGACTAATGTTCAAGAAATCTATCATAAAAGAGGTGCTGAAATATGCACATAAAAGAAACAAGTCTTTGAATGTTGTTCAAAGGTATTTGTCAATGTATTACAACATCCATGCAACAATGAATGTGCTGAAGAAAAGAAACACATGGATTAAAATCAAGGATAAATTATGTTAAGAATAGCAACTGATTTTAGTGGTGTTGGTTCACCAGAAACAGCATTGAAAAGACTTGGTATAAAACATGAAGTTGTATTTGCTTGTGATATTGACAAGTATGCAAGAAAATCATATCAAGCATTACACAAACCACAACAGATGTTTGAAGACATCACAACAAGACCAATGGACTTTCCACAGCTTGATTTATATGTTGCTGGATTTCCTTGTCAATCGTTTTCAGTTGCAGGAAAAAGAAAAGGATTTGATTGTCCAACAAACGGAACATTGTTTCACACCTTATCTGAATTCATCAGAATCAATCAACCAAAGTGTTTCATCTTAGAAAATGTAAAAGGATTAATCAATCATGACAATGGAAGAACATTTCAAATCATTAAAGACAAACTTTCTGGAAATGGTGGTTCAATCAATGAACAAATGTTTCTGACTGACATTGATGGTCTTGGTTATCATATACACTTCAAAGTATTAAACACAAAAGACTTTGGATTGCCACAGAATAGAGAAAGAATATTTATTGTTGGATTCAAAGATGCAAGACAGTTTTCTTTTCCAAACAAAATCAAACTTGATAAAAGATTGAAAGATGTTCTTCAAGATGAAGTTGATGACAAATACTATTTATCAGATAAAATTATCAAAGGGTTTCAAAACCACAAAGAAAGACACACAGAAAAAGGAACTGGATTTCAATGGATTCCAAAAACTGAAGAAGACATTGCAAATTGTTTAAGGGCAAATGCATCACTATGTCCAACAGATAATTCAATCATTGTACATTCAACACACACAAGAAGTTCAGACAGACCATCAGTTCAAAAGAACAAAAATGCTGGTGGCTCTGGGCATCTTTCAAAAAGTGATGGATTGACTTATTGTCTTGACACACAAAATTCACAAGCAGTTGAATGGGTTGCAGACTACAGAAATGATGAAGGACTAAGAAAAAGAAAAGATAATATTTCACCATGTTTGACTACAAGAAGACATTCAGAAAATGACATCAGTTCAATGCCCCCATTAATAAAACAAAACAGAATCAGAAGATTGACACCATTGGAATGTTTTAGACTTCAAGGATTCACAGATGAAGAACATTCACTTTGTGAAGAAGTACAATCAGATACACAGCTTTATAAACAGATGGGCAACACAATTTCAGTTCCAGTCATTCAAGCAATACTCAAAAACATTTATCATGCTTAGAAACTTTGAAGAAGAAACTTGCAATCTATCTGATGATGAATTGAAGATTGCACAAGCAGTCATGAAAGGATTGAAGAAGTATGTTGGAAAGCCAAATGCAATTGCTGGTTCAAAGATTTGTTCTGGATTTCACAACAACACCAAATTCAGATTGCAAGGTGTCAGACTGCGTAAAATCATCAACCATTTGAGAAATGAAGGTGAACCAATATGTTCAAGTTCAAAAGGATATTTTTATCCAGCAAACAATCAAGAACTTCAAGACACAATCACATCAATTGCACAAAGAATTGATTCACAACTTCAAATTCTTAACCAACTAAAAAAGCATTTATGAAAATTAGACTAACAAAAGGTAACCGATACAAGATTCTGGACACACCAAAATCAATTGCTATTGGCTACACAAGAAAGAATCCACATTTCATATCAAGAAAGCATTCACTTTTGGTTGATGTTTCTGATGGTGTGTATGATATTATCATTCCAGATTGGATGATTCATGCCAATAAAGACTTGAAGTTGGACATGGAACTTCTATGGAATCAAAACAAAATGAACAATAACACAACAGATTTCAAATGGAAGGAAGAAAAGAATTTATAAACAGAATGCAATGGATGGTCATGGAAATCAAGCAAAGCAAACTTGATGATTCAAACATACTTTCAATGCTTGAATTTCAACTTAAGCAAAGAGAAAAGCTATTAATAAGGGATGTAAAAAGAAGGGTGATTTGTGAACAAGAAATTAAAAACAACAAACACGTGTCTGCATCTTATGTGATAAGAAAAGGAAATGACAAATTTCTGGATATTATTGAAGACTTGTAAATGGTAAAGAAATATTTACTATATTGCAGCTATTAATCAACTAAATTAAAAAACAATGTCAAGAGTATTTGAACAATTCTTCCAGGATATATTCGCTGGAAATCCACATCTTCATGATGAAGCAAAACAACATCAAGCTGAAGCACAAGAACAACAATTTTTTCAAGCAAGAATTCAATGCAATCCAATTGATTCAACAATTCTTGAATGGGAACAACTGCACAAGCCAAATATCAACAACAATATATTGAAAAACAACTAAGATGGAAATCAAAAAAAGCAAAGTAAAAAGCAATCAAGCAAGTGGATCTTTAGATTTAACACATGGAACATTCTTCAAGTTTGAAATCAGTTTTGAAGATGGAACAGTTGGTGAATACTTATCCAAGACACAAGATGGTGGAAACAAGAACTTTCCAATTGGAGTTGAAAAGGAATTTGAAGTGACTGAAAATAAGTTTGGAAAGAAAATCAAACCACATTTTTCACAGAAGTCATTCACACCTTCACAAGCATATACAGAAAATCCAGACAGACAAAAAATGATTGTCAAGCAATCTTCATTGAAAGTTGCAGCAGATTTATGTATTGCAGATAAGAAGACAGACTTGAATTCTGTTTTTCAAATGGCTGATAAAATTGTTTCATGGGTTATGGATGACAAAGCTGGTGAAAAAGTAGATGATGGATTCACATCAGTAAAGAAACAAGAACCATCAAAAGCTGATGACTTACCATTTTAGACATGAATTGGATCGTTAAAAATAAAGCAGAACAATTGTTCAAGGACTTGTTTAAGTCCAAGAGAAACATGGCAAAAGAATTGAATTTGTCAAGACCAACAATTGATATGTATCTTGCAAATCCTGGAATGATGAATTCACAAATCAAAAAAATTGCTAAATTGAAGAAAATTTCTGAACTGAAAATATTCAAAGCAATAAACGAATAATGGAATATTCATTCAACATAGAATATGCACAAGAATTTGGAGTGAGTGAAGCTATCATGATAAAGAACTTTCAATTCTGGATTAAAAAGAATTCAGCAAACAAAGATTCAAATCATGATGGTAGAACTTGGACATTCAATTCTGCAATTGCATTCAAGAAGTTGTTTCCTTTCTGGAGTATTGGACAAATTAACAGAACTTTGAATTCACTTGTGAAACAAGAAGTGTTGATGGTTGGTAATTATAACAAAGCAAAATACGACAGAACAAAATGGTTTGCATTCATTGATGAAGATTCATTTGTTGAAAACGATAAATGCAGTTCTCGAAAACAGAAAATGGATTTACCGAAAACGACAAATGCAATTGTTGAAATCAATCAACCTATACCAGATAGTAAACATAAGATAGAAAACAAAGATGATAAACACATATATAAAATGTCTATCGACATTTACCACAAATTCTGTTTGTCACAATTAGATGCACCAGCAAAGATTGATGGAGTACAAGGGAAAGCAATGAAGACCATTTTAAGCTATCTGAAGACACTTTGCAAACAAAAAGGTGATGATAGTCAAGAACAAGTTTTAAATGCTTTAAAATACATCTTCAACAATTGGAACAAACTTGAACCATTCCTTCAGAAGCAAATCAAATTGTCCCAAATAAATTCTAACTTGGTGAACATTATTCAAGACTTAAAAAAAGAAACAAACACAAACAACATTGCTGATGACATCCTTGCAAAATATAGATAGAAACATTCTATCACCAGTCAATCCAAAATTTAACAGACAGATTCTGAAAATGAAGATGAATGATGTGGTTGAATTACAATTGACAAATCCTCCAGTTTCATTGTACAAATCATACAAAGAAAATGAAGAAAAATCAATTGACATTCTGATGCTTATGATGTTGAAATTTCAAGACTTCTTCAATTGCAAATCAAAAATGAATAGGGAACAAGTTGAAGAAACTGCTTACATAATTATTGAAAGGTTTAGAGGTTTGAATTATGTTGACATTGGAATGTGTTTGAAACTATCCAAGATGAATGAAAAGATTTATGACAGAATTGATGGTGGAATGATTTTGGAATGGCTTGACAAGTATGATTCAACAAAGACAGACTTGATTGTTCTGGAAAGACAAAAGCAAAAGACAAAGCAAGATTCAGAATGGTCAGCACTTGGAGAAAGAACTTCAATTCAAAAATTAAAAGACTTTTTAAAATGACAAAAAAAGAACAAACAGAACATCTTCTGGATTTAGTTTCAAGAAATCATCCAGACTTTCATCAAGTTGAATCTTCAATAAATTTTGCACTTGAAGACTTTGTTGAAATTGGAGAAATGGAAGAATTGGTTCACTCCGTAGCTGATTTAGAGGAATTGGTTCAAGCATACGCATCTGCATTTAAAATGCAACTTGCTGAAAATATAAAGCTAATTGATAGAGTGAAGCAGCTTGAAATACACAATCAAATTCAAGGATTTATCAATGGAGAATAAAAAGAAAATAGTCACAAAATCACTTTGGGAATTGCAATTTGGTGATGAAATAGTAAAACAATCATATTCAAAGCCAAATGCATATGTGAAAACAAGAACTGCTGGTGCAAAACTAAATGGTGTGTCTATATGAGAAAGCAGAAAGAACAACAACTTCAGAAAGCCATTGTCAGATATATGAAGTTGCAACACAAAGACATCTTCATGAATGGATCACTTGGTGGTATTTATATTCAGAAGGCAAGACATAGAGATTTCAAAGCAAGGGGTTACAGAAGTGGATTTCCAGATTTGTTTTTCTATTCACCAAGAATCATTCATGGCAGAATCAGACATGGACTTGCAATTGAATTGAAGGTCAAAGGAAACTATCCAACAGAAGCACAGAAAGTTGTTCTGAACAGACTTGATTCATCTGGATATGTATCAATGGTCTGCACTGGAATAGATGAAGCAATTGAAACAATAGAGTGGTATTTGAATTGTACTATTCCAGAAGTAGATGTGAACTATACAATCAAGGAATGAAAAATCAATGGCATCCAATTGCATGGATATACAAAGACTACAAATATTTCTTAGGCTTTGCAATAAAGAAAACCAAAGACAAGGACTTATCTGAAGACTTGGTGCAAGAAACATTCCTTCAGTTGATGACCATGAACCAACACAAGCTGCTTATCATCATAGATTCTGGAAAGATAAAGACATACATCTGCAAGATTATGATGGTGAAATACTTTTCAAACAAATCACAATTCAACAGAAAGATTGTTCAGTATAAAAAGAAGAAGATAGAAAGCAATGAATCATTCCTGGAACATCTGGTGAATAAGAATGCAGAACTTGAAGATGATTCAAATGAACACTTGAACATCATGAACAAAAGAATTGATGATTGCTTAAACACCTTTGATGAATATGACAGAAAGTTGTTTTTATTATATTATGAAACTGGACTATCAATCAGAAGACTGTCTGAAGAAACTGGAATCACTTTCAAAAGTATTCAATACACAATTGACAAAGTAAAAAAGAACATAAAAGATTTGATATGATACCATTCAAAGCAGATAAAGAACTTGCAAAGAAAAGAATTGCCATTTGTGAATCTTGCACACACTTCAGAAAAAGAACAAGGACTTGTGGAACTGCAATCAAAGGAAACAAAGTTGGAAGCAAAAGAACTTGTGGTTGTTTCATGGATGCCAAAACAAAACTTTCATTCAGCAGATGCCCATTTAATAAGTGGGAATTTCTTCAAGTCGCTGAAAATGATTATCTTGCAATCAAGAATTTATTGGATGAAGTTAAGAACACAATCAATCCAAAGCAAAAAGAAATCCTATACAATATGCAAAGAAAGTATATTGGAGGAAATACCAAGACCAGCAATTGTGTTCCTTGTTTGAAATCAGCATTGAAAGAACTTGAACAGATAGTTGAAGAATATGAAAAATAGAATCAAACCTAAATACTACACAAACAAATCAATCAAGAAAAAGATTGACACAATGCTTGAACAGAATGCAAGGAATCAATCATCACTTGGAACTGGTTCTAAGTTTGACATAGGTGAAGAAGGAACAAAGAAAGCATGGAAACAATTTGAAACAGACATCAAAGAAATTGATGTGGACTTCTTTAATATAATCAAAAAGCAAGATGACTAAGTTAGTTCTTCCAGTAGGTGTTGAATCAATTGCCACAAGACAAGATTCATCAGTCAAGATAGTTCTATCAACTTATGAACTGAACACACAATCAGCAGTCAAATTGTTTGATTTGAGAAAGACTGAATGTTTAATGTACTTATCAAGTGATAACATATCACAAGAAGAATTGGATGCCTTAGATGGCTTCAAATTATCTTCAGACCATAACGATGGGAAAACACCTTCACAAAGATTGCGTGGTGTCTTGTATGTTTATTGGAAACAACACAAGCAGACAGAAATTGAATTTGATATATTCTATCTTAGGTATATGAACAATCTAATTGATAAGATAAAAGACAAACTTGAATGAAAAAACACACAAAGATATACATGGAATATTTTGATTACTTTGGTGATGAATTTATTCCTTGTGAAATGTGTGGAAAGAAAGCAGTTGACATTCACCACATTGAACCAAGACAAGCTGGTGGATCAAAGGTGAAAGATACAATTGAAAATCTGATGGCAGTTTGCAGAAAGTGTCATATTAAATACGGCGATAAAGAACAGTATAAAAAACTATTACATGAAAGACACAAAGAAAGAATTCAATCCAGACAATGAAAAGCACATTGAAATTGTGAAAGAAACAGAACAAGCAATCAATGAATCTTTTGATGACTTCTTGAAAGACTTATCAGATAGGGAACAACCATCATGTGATATTGACAATCCAGAAGATTGTGATTCATGTGGTTCATAAATAAACAAACTAACAATGGGAAAAATCAAAACAATGAATCAAGACAAGCAGCAAGAAGAAGAAGTTCCAAGACTTGAAGATGGTAGTGTTGACTTCATGCAAATGATTGTCAATATGTTTCCAGGACAAATTGCAGTTGCTTCTTATGTCAAAGGAATATGCAAAGGATATGCACTTGATATGTCAATGAAGACTGCATTGAACTTTGTTGAAGAAATGAAAGAAGGAAATGAAAAAATAGAACTTCACAATCTTATTCCAGATGAAATCAATCCAGATAAACAAGTGAAAGTGACAGATAAAGACATAAATTAACAATTGACTTATGCCATTTGAAAAAGGAAACAAGCTACAAGGAAGCAGAAAAGGTGTTCCAAATAAAACAACACAAGAAATAAGGGAAGCCTTTCAACTGCTAATTGAAAACAATCAAGACAAGATGCAATTGTGGTTGACAGAAACTGCAATAGAAGAACCAGCAAGAGCATTGGAAATCATCTTGAAGATGTCTGAATATATTGTTCCTAAATTATCAAGAACAGAAGTCAAAGCAGAAGTGACTGATAAATCTATTGTGATAAACTTGAACAGATTGAATGCCAAAAACAATTGACATAGATTTGTTTGATAAACAAGCAGACTGCTTTGGATTCCTTGAAGATAAGGTCACAACTGAAATTCTGTTTGGTGGTGGTGCTGGTGGTTCTAAAACATTCACTGGTTGTCTTTGGCAAATACACAGAAGACTTCAATATCCTGGAACAAGAAGCGTGATTGGAAGAAGTAAGCTGAAGAATCTGAAAGCAACAACATTAAACACATTCTTTGAAGTTGCACAAGACTATGTTGGTTTGAAACCAAATGAAGATTTTACATACAATGCACAAGATTCAACCATCACTTTCTTCAATGATTCAATTATATATCTGAAAGACTTGTTCTTATATCCATCTGATCCAGACTTCACATCACTTGGTGGTCTTGAAATCACAGATGCATTTGTTGATGAATGTGCTGAAGTAAGTCAGAAAGCAATCAACATCTTAAATTCAAGAATTAGATTTAAGCTGGACAAGTTTGGATTGATTCCTAAAACTTTAATGACTTGCAATCCAACAAAGACTTGGTTGTATTCTGAATTCTATAAACCATCCAAAGAAAACAGACTTGCAGAACACAGACAATTCATTCAATCACTTGTGACAGACAATTCTGCAATATCTGAACACTACATCAAGCAACTTGAAAAACTTGACAAGGTGTCCAAACAAAGACTTCTTTTCGGTGATTGGGAATACAATGAAGATGATGCACTTTTGTTTGACTATGATTCAATCCATGATATGTTTACCAACACAATTGAAGGTGGAACAAAATTCATCACTTGTGATGTTGCAAGATTTGGTGCTGACAAGACAGTCAT